ATAAGCTAGTCCAGGATAAGAACGTAACATCTGAGCAAAGACGAGGCATCGTCGAATCTCTTGATGGAGCAAAAACATTGCGCGAGGTCAAACTCCTTTATAAGGGTTTAACAAAGTCTCTGAAGACCGCAAACACTTCTGCCAAGAAGGGTCAAATTTCAGAATCAGCCGCTAGAAGAAGCATTGGGTCTTCTTCCAGACCAGTAGGAACGCAGTCAACTCAGAAGTCTCATAACGTGAATTCTGATCCGACTACAAACCGCTGGGCAACTCTCGCCGGACTTAAGTAATCACTTTAATAGTGAAGACACCCAGGTAATTCTTGAATAATACAGACTATAAAATTGCATAAGCAAAAAATAAAAAGTCTAGAAACTAATTGCTTACAAATTAAAAGGAAAACAAAATGAGTAAGAAATTTACATTAAACCAGCTAACCGAGGGCATCCGCGCTCGTAATGTTGGTCAGCAGGGTGCTCGCCTTACTGAGAAGTGGTCACGTACCGGTCTTCTCCGTGGGCTTGAGGACACTAACCGCGAGAACATGTCTATGATGCTTGAAAATCAGGCAGCACAGCTTCTTCGTGAGAGTAACACCATGGGCAGCTCAGAGGTTGGTGGTTTCACTAACATCGCATTCCCAATCGTACGCCGAGTATTCGGTGGACTTGTTGCAAACGAACTAGTATCAATCCAGCCAATGAGCCTTCCTTCCGGACTGCTCTTTTATCTTGATTACACTTATGGCTCAGTCGATGAGATGACTGGATACACTGATGGTGATTCAATCTACGGCGGCCCCGCAGGAGCAGGCATTCAGTCTGGATCTCTGGCAGCCGGTGGTCAGTACGACCTCGTAGGTACAGGATTCTCTGCTGGTCCAGTAAGAGACAATGGAACGACTATTAATCCAACTGTGATTTGCGAAGAAGTTGACACTACTGGTGGTACTGACGTTGTTAACGCAAGACACAAGAGAGCTCTTGACTACGATCAGCAGGCACAAGCGCTTGAAGACGAAGGTCAAGGCGCCTGGACAGTTGTCTTGCTTCCAACGGCAGCACTTACTAACTTTGAACGTTCACAGGTTAAAGAAGTATCACTAGCTGTATCAGGACTTGCCACTGCTGGTGAATCGACTACAGCTCTTGCTGATAAGTATCAGGGTGGTGCATCTATTAACTTGCGTCGTCTTAACAAGATGGTAAGTGCAGTAACTAGCGGGACAATTTCACTAGCTAACTCAAAGGATGATCCGTTTAGTGGTGATCATATTCAGATGGTTGTTCTAAACAATGTAGTCGGTACCGGTGTGACTGCATCGACAACTGTTACTGACAATAGTCTAACTTGGCTAGATTCAGATACAGCTGCTGCTGCTACTGGTGGCGAAGTCTCCAGTGCTCCTGCATGGGAAGCTACTGGCGGACATTCAATGGGTGATTCATCAGATGCCTCACTCGCTGGGACAAACATCCAGATCCCTGAGATCGACATCAAGATCGAGTCAATCGCTGTTGTAGCTCAGACCCGCAAGCTCCGCGCTCGTTGGTCACCAGAGCTCGCACAGGATCTTAATGCATATCACTCAATGGACGCTGAGGTCGAATTGACCCAGATTCTTTCTGAGCAGATTGCACTTGAGATTGATCGCGAGATCCTCAATGACCTCCTTGTTGGTGCTAATGGTGCTAATCTCTACTGGTCACGTGCTCCTGGTAAGTTCCTTAATAAGAACACAGGCGCTGAGGCCACAATGACTTCATCACTTTCTGCTGGTCCCCAGTTCACTGGTACAGTTCGTGAGTGGTACGAGACATTGACCGAGACAATCATCGACGTTGCTAACCAGATCCACCGTAAGACTTTACGCGGTTCTGCTAACTTCATCGTAGTTGGCCCGGATGTTGCTACTATCCTTGAGTCATCTGTCATGTACAAGCCTAATTACAAGCTTGACGGACAGGGCCAAGTTGGTTCATCATTCTCAATCGGTGCAGAGAAGGTCGGTGCTCTTTCAAATCGTTTCACGGTTTACAAAGATCCCTACTTCCCACGCAACAAGATCCTTGTTGGATTCAAGGGCGGTTCATACCTTGAGACTGGATACGTTTACGCTCCGTACGTACCGCTCATCGTCACACCGACCATCTTCCAGCCAGACGATTTCACACCTCGCAAGGGTGTAATGACTCGCTACGGCAAGAAAATGGTTCGTTCCGACTTTTATGGGACCGTTACTGTCTTGGACATGAATATAATCTAGAACTAATTTAGATAATCAATTCTGGGAGCTACCTTTACGGGTAGCTCCCTTTTTTGTTTTCTTTTTAAACGTATATTACAATTACATTAAAGTAAGGTATAATAGTAACATATAACAATATTGGAAAATAACATGAAATGCAAAATCTGTAATAAAGACTACAATCGTCTCTCGTCTCACGTTTCGAAAACACACGACGAAAATTATAAAGATTATCTTATAGAGTATGAACACAATGGTGTGATACCTAAGTGTAAATGTGGTTGTGGTGAAGATGCTCATTTTACAAAATCGCAAGGAATGTCATTTAATGATTTTATACACGGCCATTCTATAAATGTAAGACCACCACTTTCAGAAGCTGCAAGAAAATCTATCGGTGAAAAAAACAAAATAAATATGAAACGATACTACAAAAACAACCCAGAAGCAGGAATGTTAAAAAACAAATGTTTACGTTCAGGGATCACAGAGGAATCTGAAACAAGAAGAATTGAATCGACAATAAAATCTTACAAAAATATGTCAAAAGAAGATAAGCAAAAGTTTTCTGATCGCGCTACATTGTTGTGGGAAAACAGCAGAGACAAAATGATGATTGCTCGTATTGAAGGCGCAAAAACGTATAAGAAAAGATACGAAAACAATGAATATGACTTCACAGAACGAAATAAGAAAATATCAAAAACAGTTTCTGAGCTTTACATAAACGGAGGCCAAGACTGGTCACGTGGCAAATATACTTCGCCAAAGGTAAATAAAACATATCATTATAGATCTTCCTGGGAACTTATGTATATGAAAGAGCTGGACAATGATTCAAGCGTAATAAAATGGGATTATGAACCATTCAGTATAAAATATTTCGACGGCGAAAAACAAAGAAGATATGTTCCTGATTTTATAGTTGAAACGAAAGATAAAAAGTTGCTTGTCGAAGTAAAGCCCACATCGCTTCAGGATTATGGGATCAATAAATTAAAAAAAGAAGCAGCAATAGAATGGTGCAAGCTAAATGAGTATTCGTACTCAGAAATAAGCTATTAACATATATATCACAAAAGGGTATAATAACAGTATGATATGTAAAATATGCAACTATGAATCAACCGGAAAAGATTTTTCAAACCACTTACAGCGTGAGCACAAATTAAAATCAAAACTATATACTGCAAAGTACATCTATAAAGAACAACCCATGTGTGAACTCTGTGGTAATGAAACAAGATATGTGGCATACAAGTTCAAAAGATTCTGCAAAGATTGCTCAAAAATATCATCTTCAATAACAGGAGCCGAAGGCGGCAAAGCAACAGCCTGGAACAAAGGTCTTACAAAAGAGACTGATGAACGAGTTAAAAAGCAAGCAGAAGACAATACAGGCGAAGGCAACCCATTTTACGGAAAACGTCATACGTTGAGCTCACGTCAGAAAATGAGCAAGACAAAGAAACTGAGAAACAAAAAGCGTACAAAAACAACTTAATGAAAATCCACGGCTGTGGCAGCAACATTTTCACTAAATATTTTCAATAACAAATCTACATCTACAATATAAAATACATTTATGATAATATCACCAACAAGAGGATTCGTTTTCTTTAAGCCAATGAAGACAGCGGGCTCCTCTGTAGAATTCGCGCTTGCACTTTCTTGTGGTCCGGATGATCTAGTCACTGGCGGAATGACCGGCGACGAGCATGAAGCTGGGTTTTTGCAGCAAAATAATGAATATTACGACGAAATAGAAAAAGAAGTCAAATCAAAATTTCATCCACACACTACACCTGATTCTCTAAAAGAAAGAATATCACCTGAGCAATTCTCCGATATAGAAGATTTAACGTGGGTAACTATGTCAAGAAACCCATGGGACACTATTGTATCTTTTTATTGGTGGGGACTTAGTCTACACACCGAAGCAAACGAGGAGTTTATAATAACAGAAAGCGATTCAAATAAAACTGCAAAAGACAAATTTTCAAATTTTTTATTTTTTAATGTTGGTATTCACGCTGGAATCACTCCAAACTCACAAGATATTATTAATGGGTGGAAATACATCCAGAAATACAACACACAGTTCGTTGACCCTCGCATGGATCACTACATCAGATACGAAAACATCGAACAAGACTTTGAGCATGTCGTCGACACACTCGGGCTCTACAATGTTGAACTACCCAGATTCAAGACAACACAAAAAAAGATAAAAAAGCACTACAGTTACTACTATACAAATGAGACAAAACAAATAGTCGCCGAAGGGTTCAAAGACTACATCGAAAAATTCGACTATAAATTTGAATGGAAAGATAAAAAAATGTCAAGACGTGAACGGGCAAACAGACGTCGCGACAAATAATAAAAAACGCCATACATTTTAACAAATAATAGTACTATTCGTAAGTTAAACATAATTAACATTAGGCCCATATCAATTGATCAGTCGATCCTGCCGGCGATATGGAATCTTGCAGACAAAAAAAGGAGATCAAAAATGCCAAAAGTAGTATATAGTGCCTCAAAGGGGCTTTACCAGGAATCAGGAAGTGGTTTCGCAGTCGGTGACGTTTCAGTCGTCGAGGCTTCAGAATCAATCACAGACACAGACACTGCATTGGAATCATATGGTACTTCATCTATTGATTCAACTGACGGTGCCGTAGCCGTTTCACTCGCTGCAAACACAAATGTTGGAGCAACAAAGTTTATCTCGTATGATACTCATGTATCTGGCGCAGTCGTTACAGTAGGGTATGTAAACACTTCAGGAGATGTAAAAATTCAATTAACATTCGACGCCGCCGGAGAGCACGCCCAGTTAATCAGCAATGGTACAACATGGATCTGCGTTTCAACAACAGCTACCGAATCTACTTGATAGGAGGATAATATGCCAAAAGTAACTATATCATCCTCAAAAGGATTAGAACAAACCTCGGGCTCAGGCTTTTCAGTCAGTGATGTCGAACTAGTACGCTCTAGTGAGTCGATAACACCAACAGGTGGTGTTTATACAGTAACGTGTATTAAAGAAGATACACACACTGGTGGGTCACTGTTAAGCAAGTCATTTACAATATACGATCAAAATGGAGCCTCTTATGGTATTTGGTTCGACGTAGGCGCCACAGACCCAGCTGTCCCGGTAGCTATAGACGCAACAGATAGTCAAATTGAAGTAGACATCTCAGCTGCAGCCTTAGCGTCTGCCGTTGCAACAGCTTTAGCTGCCGCTATTGAAACAGCAAGCTCAGAACACGAATGCGTAGTCGACGGTGACGATGTACTTATCTATGTTCTAGATTCAGGAGCAATGACAACAGACACTGAAGACGACGGAGATTCAGAATTTACTGTATCTTTAGTTGACGGTTCTAGCGGAGACCTCGACGAAGACGTTGAGACATCTCTTATTACTATCGGAAACGACGAAGCAACAGTCGTACTTCAGAGTGTAGCTCTTGCCAATGGTTCAACAGCAGGACAACGTAAAAACGTGATGTTTGCAGTATCTTCAACGTCAGCTACAATGATAGTAGGCGGGAACCTCTGGGGCGGCGGGTCAGCTAAAACACTTTTGACATCAACAGCTACAAAGGCTGGAGTCGCATGTCTTGTGTGGAGCGGGTCAACCGACATCGGGTGGATTGTTGTTAATAGTGTAAATGTAACTGCATCATAAGATAACATAATATTTTAATATATTATTATAAGTGTCGCCCTGATTAATTTCTGGGCGGCATTTTTGTATTCGCAGCATACGTATTTACATGTCCGACCCACGTATAATAGCGTTCTTTAAGGTTGCAATTGCAATCAATATTGCATTATTCATGTTTGATTTTGCAATACTTCAAGATCGTCAGTTGATGCTATTGAATCTAATGTCTGGTTTATTATGTTATATTCCAATTTATCGAAATAATAAATTTAACAAAAAATAAATAAGTTTTATAATTCTCGTCATATTTATTGATGAGTATCTTATGAATGACATGTTTTTTGTAACATTTTTTATTATTACCTGTACGTCTATTTTGATGGTTTTTGTGCTTATTTTAGACAAGATATCATTTGACAATGAAATAGACGCACTTATAAAATATAATAATAAAAAACAAGTAGACGAAGATGCTAAGAAATATATAATAAATGTTGACCCTGTTTTTAATAAGGTGCTCCACGATCGTAAAAGTGCCATCGAAAAGATGTCACAAGTTCAGTTAGTTTTAGGTAAAGATAAGATATACAAACGAACTATATTGAAATAATGAATTTATTTGATTTTTATTCCCGCAAATTTAAACAAGGAGAGCTAGTTGCAGTATTCAAGACTGCTAAAAAATTGTTAGGCTACGGGTTGTTAATCTCACAGGTTGCCCACACTAACTCTCAGACAAATAAAGAAACAGCAAAGGTTCTTTTATCAGACTGGTCGTCAGGAGTAGGCAGCTCAACGTGGATGACGTATGTCAACGATGAACTAATTATTGTAAATGAATTCGATATGGAGAAATTGTAATGACGACAGGTCAACTCGTAATAATATCGTCAGAAGTATCATCTGAACAATATGGTATGATAGTAAATGTTATGTCCAGCCCTGGAAGCAGCGATGCGTACATTGTTCTTGTAGGTACAGAACTATTAATACTAACTGGTGAAGACATTGCCGAAATATAAACAAAACAAAAAAATAAATGCTTCTCTTGTTAATATTTATAAAATGATATTATTGTATTTCGTTATAGATAAAGATATTTAAGGATAAAATAATGGCTAATTTTAGCGCCACAACAACTCCGACACCTTTCGGAACATATGACGACGATTCAGAATTTCAGACTGAAGCAGACAACATGATAACATTTGTCAAGCGAAAGCTCGGCGATGACATTCTAAGTGTTGAACTTACTAAAAAACAAATCTGGGGAAACCTCGAGGAATCACTATTTGAATATGGAAGTATATTAAATCAATACCAGACAAAATCACAGCTAATGGAATTTATGGGAATGCCAGCAGTTGGAGAGACAGATGACAGCGGTGAGAAAGTCGATTACGCAAATAAGTTCCCAAGAAGCAATTTAGAATATCTAACTAGATTCGCAGAGCCATATGCTCAAGAAGCAGGCGTGGGAGGTTCATATAATATGCTGTCAGGGTCAATAACACTGAACGCCGGTCAACAAGACTACGATATAAATACCGACCTTGTAGACTCAGATGGAAACACACTGTTCGACAGTGATAACAATTCTAGTCCGAAATCAAGATTAAAAATATCAGAGGTATTTCATTTCTCTCCCCAAGCTGCATACAGATTTTTTGATACTACTTCTGCTGTTAACTATCTCAATAACGAGATGAGTTTTGAGTCGTTTACTCCAGAGACAATATTCTATGTATTACCGGTATTTGAAGACATTCTTAGGGCATCACAGCTTGACTTATCAAACAGAGTCAGACGTTCTAATTATTCTTATAAAATAACTGGGACAAAAATCAGAGTCTATCCTTCACCTACAATCGACAGTGCCAAGGTGCTTTTTATGCGTGTGCGTACTCACTCTAACCCTATCGATACAGGTAATACTGACGAGACGATTGATGGTGTGTCAAATATGGGAAATATACCGTTTGGTAACATACAATTTTCAAAGATTAATTCAATAGGCCATCAGTGGATACGTCAGATGTGCCTTGCCCTATCGAAAGAACAGCTTGGGTTGATTCGTTCAAAATTCTCTAAAATACCAATTCCTGGTCAAGATTTAACGTTAAACGGAACAGAGCTTGTTACCCAAGGTAGAGAAGATAAAAAAGATTTAATTACACAACTTAAAGAAATGCTAGAAAGTATGACGTATGATAAACTAGTTGAGACTCAAGCACTTAGAGCAGAAAACTTACAGAAACAGCTTAAATTTATCCCAATGCCTAACGGCGGCGCGATATTGACAGGATGATGAATGTCTAGATTATTTATCACAAAAAGAGAAATAGACTTTATCGCAGACACAACGTCAGAAATCATAAAAGATGTAATCGGTCAGCGTATATTTTATTATCCGGTTTCAGCTGTCAAGACACAGATCCATGATGTATATGAAGAAGCCGTTAATAAGATATTTGAGTCTCCAATAGAAATAGATGCACTTGTAGAGTTCTCACCCGAAGAAGTAAAGACAAATATCTTTGGTCATGAAGAAATCTATAAGCTAGACGTGTTTATACAACATCGTGACCTTTTAAACAAACAAATAAAGTGTAAAGAGGGAGATTTTTTTAGTTACGGATCTGTTTTCTTTGAAGTTCTTACTGCAACATTTATTGATAATATTTTTGGACAGACAGAACATTATACTGGAATTAAACTAACAGGCAAGCAAGCAAGAAAAGGGCAGATCAACATGCCTGCACTTGGCCCAACTTCAGAAGAATACAGTGACGATACCGCCGTCCAGACAGAGTTCGAGCAACAACGCGGATTATCTACAGATAGTGAAGGAAACGACACAGGCGACGTAAGAATAATGAAAGAAAATGAAAAACTAGAAGAGCCAATAAGTGGCCCTGCAGGTGTAAAAGACCCAGATGACACAGACGCAGTCGCAGATTCTGCATTCTACGGAGATGATACGTAATGACCGACAAGCTAAGGACAGGGTGGGAAGGTACAAATATACCTGATGACTTCACGATACCCTCTTGTGGGATCGCAGACATGGACAGATCAATGTTCAACCTATTTGATAAGGATATAAACATACAAGTGTCAGTTGCGGGCACAATGAAGAAAGTCCCGGTAGTATTCGCATCAGGCGAGAGGTTCGCAGTGTCACAACGTGACAAGCCGATAAGGGACAAGAACAACGCTCTGATTTTGCCAATAATAGCGATACATAGAAAAAATATTGATCACGATGCCACAGTAGGTGGATATGGTTCTGGAATTTCCTTTAGGGAAAAAGGTGATCTAGTAATCAGAAGACGACTGTCAAAAAAAGACCCTAATTATCAAAACATAATCAATAGGCAACGTATAAAAAATCAAGATAATGTATCTAATGTTGGAAATTTTTCACTTTCCGATATATCACCTGGAAATCAGGCTGAACCTGGAACAACAACTTCCAGGCGAGGAAAAAATAATATATCAAAACAAAAGAGCGATATAACGTTGACTCCAAAGATGGACGGAGAACACATATACGAAGTTATAACAATCCCGTATCCAAAGTTTGTCAAGATATCATATAGCATTACAGTCTGGACACAGTATGTATCACATGTCAACAATATAATAGAGACATTGTTTGCCAATTTTCCAGCAATAGGTCATAACTATCAAGTTACAACAGATTCTGGGTATAAATTTGTAGCATATATGAAGTCACCAATGACTTTTGATGATAATTTTACTGACTTTGCAGATGATGAGAGATTAGTCAAACTTACATTTGATATGGATCTTCCCGGATACTTCATAGCCCCACAGGATATTCCAGGAAAAGGATCACCATTTAGAAGCTTTGAAACTGCTCCAAATGTCGTCTTTGAAATGAAAGAGATAACTGCTGATTTAATAGTCAAGGGCGGACCGAAGATAAGAGACCCAGATATTAATAAGTTTATTTTGAATAATTTAGAGGAACTAGACATCAGAGGCGACAAAAAAATGAATAGAAGCGACGAGGATTTTACCGTATTAGAATATGTTGTAAATCCTTTCACAGGATCAAAAGAAAAGAAATACTCGAAAGTACTCACCAAGATCAGTAGACAAGGAGAGACAGTCGCAAGTATTCGAGAGATAAAAGATTTAGAAAACATCAACAATGAATAGTAAATTGGCGTCTCACGAAATATTTAATATTTGATTAAACTGTATTATACATAAAAATTTTTAGGAGTCATTTAATGTCAGAGCAAACTTTTAAATCACCGGGATTCTTTGAAAGCGAAATAGATCTCTCGGGTACAAGTGTAAGTTCTACAGGGACCTCCGCCGGAATTATCGGCACATCAACAAAAGGTCCTGCGTTCTTACCCACAACCGTATCATCATATGCCGAGTTTTCAAAAATCTTTGGCGCTGTAGACGGAAAACAATTTGGACCCTACTCTGTAAAAGAGTATCTAGAGAACGGAAACGCAGTAACATACGTCAGGGTTCTTGGAGCAGGAGGTGGAGGTAAAACCAAAGGATACGAACACGGTGCTGGATTTAAATTAACAGGGCGTGCATCAGACAAAACAGCCACAACTGGAGACGACGAATACGACATCGATGACCGCCCAATCGGCAAAGTCCAGTTTATAGTTGCATCACACAACGAAACACCCGCTGAGGCATTCGGGTACCCTATTTTTACTGACAATGACACCATCGAAGCTGATGGCGTTACTCCATTTGATCTTGTACGAGCAATGATTCTTGTACCAAAAGATGCAAGAGTAATGATAACTGATATTGGCTTCGATGTAACTACGTGGGCAACAGCAACCCGTCCTCAGCGGGATGACAAAGCAACACCGGATTCATCAGGCATTTTCAAGCTAATAATATCAGGAGCAACAGGCGAATCCGATGATGGAATGGCAAGTCTAAAAATCTTTTCTGCTTCTTTAGATCCTAGCAATAGTGCCCTGTATATAAAAAATATATTAAATAGCGATCCATCACAATTCGAATCTGAGAATCATGTGCTTTACGCTCATTTTCCTGTCGAAGAAGAACTAGCAACAATAGACCTTACCACAACATCTATAAAAGTGGCTTACGCTGGCAATGTTGGCGATGCAAAACTTGGAAAATTTAACGAAAGATTCTCTGGTGCCAAAACAACAAGCTTTATTTCACAGCCTTTCGGTGCTACTGAGTATGAATTATTTCATTTTGAGACTTTAAGTCACGGTACTGCAATGAATTCAAGTTTTAAGGTAACAATTGCCGATCTTAAGGCATCCATTGATCCCGCTGATCCGTGGGGAACATTTACAGTTCAAATAAGAAACTTCTATGATACAGATGGAGCCAAACAAATTATAGAAAGGTTTGCTGATTGCAACTTGGATCTTGATAGTCCCAATTATATTGCAAAACGAATCGGCGATAAAAAGATATCGTTCAATTTCGACACAAGGGAATCTGCAAGAAGACTAACTCAAACAGGAATGTTTAGCAATAAATCCGACTACGTACGAGTTGTCATCAATAAAAATGTATCTGCAAAAAGAATACCAACATCTACATTGCCCATAGGGTTTAAAGGACTTCCAAACTTAGATGTCTCCACCGCCAAATATTGTGATGAATCAAATCCCATCGCCGATTTGACAACTGTTTTCCCACCTGTACCCATGAGGTATAAACTCACAAAAGGATCTGTTCTAACACGTGCATCTGGAAGAACATTTACTGGTGATCCTGGTACACTTGAACAATTAGACGCTAAATTGTGTTGGGGCACAAAATTTACAAGACTAGATGTAACTGCATATCAATCGAACACTGGTACTGTTTTTGGTAGCCTGATTCCGAATCTTGTAAAATATCTAGGACACTCAGATGATTATGAATCAAGTACGGCACCAGACACAAGAAATAATAATAAGTTCACACTAGCAAAAGTGGCATTTTCTGATGTACTGGATTTAGGTCACACAGATAAAGACACTATTGCCGAAGTAATTGGTGATTTAGACAAACCCCCGATAGAGATGGTCAGCGCCACATACATGAGAAACGGAGACTATTTTACGACAAACAACGTTATTGTAGACACAGACGGTGTAGTGGTTTCTACAGAGGACGGCGACTTCGGCGGCGCGGAATCGTCTGCTGGAAAGAGAATTACAATGGCAACGTTGTTAGGTCAAAAAGACAAATCAGACTTCAACCTGTACTCTGGTTTCAATAAGTTTACAAATGTATTCTACGGTGCAAAAGACGGGACAAACATACTAGACACAGATATGGCAGCAATGAACGACAAAGCGTCATCTGCACAAGGATTAAACGTCGAAGAAGTAGATGTCGGAATGAAGAATGAAGAAGGTGATAACATCTTCGGATTAGGCGCTAACAATAATGTAGTCAACTCGTTTAGAATGGCTGCAAAGATTCTTACCGATCCAATGATTTCAAGAGTTAATCTACTAAATATACCCGGTATGAGAGATCACAATATTACACATTATGTTCTGAGTCTTGTAGAAGAATATGGTATGGCTTTATATCTTATGGATATGGCTTCATATGGTTCATCTGGTGGGACTCCAACAAGAATATTTACTAACGACTCTCTAAAACCAGACACATCTGCTACTATTTCAAGCTTTATAGGCAAAGGATATAACAATAGCTACGCAGCTGTTTATTATCCTGATATTATTCTGTACGACGGCATAAACGACGTTAATGTCGAAGCTCCGTCTTCTATTGCTGCAATGTCGGCAATAGCTTATACAGATAAAAACAAATATCCTTGGTTTGCTCCTGCTGGATTTAACAGAGGGTCTTTGGACAATGTTGAAGGCACTACATCAAGATTAAATACAGCAAATCGTGATGAATTATACGAAGCAAGAATAAACCCGATAGCAACGTTCCCGAATTCAGGGTACGTTATTTTCGGACAAAAGACTTTACAAATGGAAGCATCTTCACTAGACAGAGTAAATGTCAGACGCATGCTCTTAAAAGTAAAAAGAGAAATCTCAGATGTAGCGCGCCTCATGTTGTTTGAAAATAATACTGCATCAACAAGAGCTAAGTTTGCCTCACAGATGAATGCAATTCTATCAAGAGTTCAGTCACAACAAGGAATAGATAAATTTAGCGTCACAGTTGATAGTTCAAATAACACACCACAAGACATTGAAGCAAATAAAATGAATGGTAGAATTGTACTTGTACCAACCAGAGCAATAGAATATGTTGCAATTGACTTTATTGTTACAAGTTCTGGTGTAAGTTTTGACTAAGAAAATAATTAATAACACTATTGGAGAATTTTAATAATGGCTGAATTAACTTTTAAAAGCGCCGGTGTTGGAATCAGAGAAATCGATCTATCACAAACGTCAACTTTAAATCCAAGCGGAACGCCAGCTTGTGTTGTAGGAACATCTACAAGAGGGCCTGCTTTTGTCCCTATAACTGTAGCATCATGGGGAAAATTTAGAGAGATCTTTGGAGAACCAGAAGATACAAGTTATGGAGCATTTGCTGCAAAACAATGGCTAAATAACTCAGACTCACTGACATTTGTACGCATACTCGGAGTCGGCGACGGAAGCTCAGGAACTACAGCCCCAACAAATTCTGGTTTCGTTGTGGGAGAAGAACTCCCACAGTCTGCATCAGCTGGACTCCATTGGGCAGAAGGTGACAACCCATACTCAACAAACGATGGCGATAACGGTCGTACATACATGCTCGGCGCATTCATGAAAGACGCCGACGGCTCTACATATCTCAAAGATGCAGGTGTCTCTAATGTATACCCATTAACTGCAGCAACAGACGGAACAATAACAATAGTAAAACCACCATCTGCTGCTGACACTGTAAAGCTTATTGCAACCGACGGAACATCAACAGAATTTACTATGGCAACGGCAGGTTTATCTGAGACCAATACAAACGACGTCAATGCAACTGCATTAGCTTTGTATATAAATGACACAGTGGCTGGTTTTGAGGCTCCCGCTCCGGGTGCAAGTGTAGTAGCTATATCACAAGATACAATAGGCGCAGACGGAAATACAGCAATAACTATAGTCAATAAACAGACAATGCATGGAAGCGATGAGGCATTCACTTTAGGTGCTGATACTATAGCGGCAACTGCAACAATCAAGTTCAATGGAGCACCTGGCGACGATGCTATAATAACATTCGGTGGTGCGTTCACCATAGAGTTTTCATCAACAGGGGCGTTCGAAGCTACAGCTGATGTAGAAGTAAATACGTCGGCACCAACTCAGAATGGAGCAGATCAGTTTAAAGCAGCAGTAGACTTAGAAGGGACATACGAGACAACGTCAGTAGTTGATAATGGCGATGGTACATACTCTATTGACATCAGTCTAGCTACTCCAACTGGTCTGGCAGATAACGTACCAATATCATACGATGATGATGATACAAGCTCGTCGGTCTTCGCAGGCTCAGATATGGAGTTCACAGGCGGGACAGACCCAGTAGCTGCTTCTGCTACGCTGACTGTAGATAATCTTCCAATCAACGGTGAAACTCTTGTAATAAACGTCTTGAACGCAGAAGATGGTTCTGCAGTTACAACAATTACTATGACTGTTGACACATCAACAGACACAACAACCTCATCTACAATTGGAACGTTATCCGCTACAACAGTTGGGCTTGTTCTTATTGAAGTCAAAGAAGCAATACACGCCAACACAAACATTTCAGCAGTAGTCGACGGAACAGACGTTGTTGCTACAATGACACACGCCGGTGCCGGTGGTAATACAGTTATTACGCTTCCTACGTCGTCTATAATGACTTCAACTGATTTTACGAACGGTGCAGACACCGGGAAGGCTGCTCCCATAATAAGAGGAATCTTGATGACTCCTGGTGGGGTTCTTGCAACTTTGAAGAAATCAACAATTGTTCTAGACTCGGTTATTGATGATGGTACTACGCCTGTAACAAGTGCTCAACTAGACATCTCAGAAAAAAGCGTCTTTGGACAGAGTGATGCTTCAGGTTGGAATAAATTCACTCTTCAATTAAATGGATTCATAAAGAACCCATCCTCTGCTTATGAGCTTGCTCATGAATACGAATTGTCACTTGACCCTGATAGTGATGCTTATATAACAGCTGTATTAA